ATCAGGGCATGATGTTCGGCTATGCGTGCAGTGAGACCGAACAGCTCATGCCTCTGCCCATCATGCTTGCACACCAGATGGCCTACATTCTCACCCAGAGGCGCAAAGACGGGACCATCCCCTTTATCCTCCCCGATGGCAAAACGCAGGTAACGGTGGAATATGGGGAGGATGGGATGCCCTCCCGCATTGACACCATCGTCATTTCCACCCAGCACTACGAAAATGCAACGGAAGAACAGCTTCTGGAGTCTCTGACGGAGCACGTCATCACCCCGATCCTGAAGTATGCCAAGCACTTTGCCGGTGTCTATGGTGGTGACCTTGACATTGATACCTACGACCTGTACATCAATCCTACCGGGCGTTTTGTGCAGGGTGGCCCTGCGGCAGACACCGGCTTGACCGGGCGGAAGATCATCGTGGACACCTATGGCGGTTATGCTCCCCACGGCGGCGGGGCATTCTCTGGCAAAGACCCCACAAAGGTTGACCGCAGTGCAGCGTACATGGCCCGGTACATTGCCAAGAACATCGTGGATGCCGGAATCTGTAGCCGGTGTCAGGTACAGCTTGCCTATGCCATCGGTGTGGCCGAACCCGTGTCCGTCCGCATCGACACGTTCGGAGGAGCAGATGAGGAAAAGCTGGTCAAGGCTGTACAACAGTGCTTTGGTCTGACTCCCCGCCAGATCATCGAGCATTTTGACCTGCGCCGTCCCATCTACGAGCAGACATCCGCCTACGGTCATTTCGGCTGTGTAACAGGAATCGTTCCCCCGTGGGAGAAGACCAACATGGATGAGCAGCTGTGGAAAGCGTACTGTCAGGAATAAGCTCACCGGAATAGCAGAAGCGTAAGAGTAAGGGCAAGCCGCTTCTCCCCGGAGGGGGAGGGGCGGCATAGCCCGTTATGGGAGGTTTTGATATGGCACAGGAAGACATGAACATTACCATTTCCCCGGAAATGTTGCAGGAGATCATCCGGGTCGCATCCGAAACGGCCATCGAAAAGTATCAGCGCGAGGCTGAGAAAAGCCGGAAGGCCGTCAGGGACAAGCGCCTGCATAACACCAAGCTGCTGCTTCAGAACTACCACTGCTTTGTAGAACACAGCAAGAGCGCTGTATATGAGGCCAGCCAGCTCTCGGAAGACGATGACTTCGAGGAGTTGATGGAGGAGCTGATGAGCCAGACGGATGGCAGGGTGAGGGTCCCCGTCGTGAGGAGCATTCAGGAGAGTGCTGCCCATACCCGCATCATCGTCCAGCACATTGACCGTATGCTGGAATGCTACAAGTTCATCTGCGAACACGCCAAGCGCTCGGAGGAAATGCGCCGGTATCGGACGATTTACAGCCTCTACATCGCAGACGAACCGAAGAATCAGCAGCAGATTGCTGATGAGGAACAGGTTGACCTCTCGACGGTGTTCCGCGACCAGAAAGCAGGCATTTCCAAACTGAGCGCCCTGATTTTCGGGTGGCTCGAATGATTTTTTAGCAAAATTGCAAAAAAGTTGCCATTGACGTGCAATTACCGATGTGGTAAGATACGAAGCGTGAACCGATGTGTCACTCCGGAAAAACCGTGAGCGGCATATCCCGCCTCGCATCAAGCTGTAAAGCCAAAATTTTCGCAACAGAAGCCAAACCGATTGACTCCGGTGGGTAAAGGGTTAGAATGAAGATAAACCCAAAATCTTACCGAAAAGGTCAGGAGGCGCGACAGATGGAACGAAAATCCGATAAAGTTAGACGTCTGGTTGCAGACGGCGACTTCAAAGGAGCTTTGCGGATTGCAAAGGACTTCAGGCTCGGCATCACGAAGGAGCAGTCCTCCACGATGACAAGAGCGTATGAGTGCATGGTCCACGGAAGATTCTACAAGCAGCTCGGCTATGATCTCGATGAGAAGATAGCTGAGGGCGTGAAGATTCTGGTGGGCTTGTACGGAAGGAGCGAGGCACATGATTTACACCAGCCGGTACAGTAACCCGGAACTCAAGACCGGGAACTACACAGTCGTTGGGATAACACGGGGAGCGCCTAAGTTTCCCCTTCGGTATACGCTTGCAGGCAACATCATGGAGATTGCGCCGCCGGGTTATCTGTTCAACGAATACAACCGGGAGCGGTTCACGCCGCCCTACTTCCAGCACATGGACAGAGTAGGGACGGCGCGGATTGCTCAGATTCTCCAGCATTATGAGGACATGGGCAAGCCCGTGGTGCTTTGTTGCTACGAAGATGTCCGAAAGCCCGGAGAGTGGTGTCATAGACTGGTGTTCGCAGAATGGTGGCTCCAGAGAACAGGCGAAATGATCGAGGAGTTGCCTGACCCGTCACCAAACAAGTGGGCGAAACAGCCTGAACCGCTGAAAGCGGTTGAGCCTGATGCAGTCCAGATGAAAATGTGGTAATACCCGCCGATAGCTCAGAAAGTAGAGCACCTGACTCTTAATCAGGGGGTCGCACGGTTCAATCCCTGCTCGGCGGACCAACCATAGGGAGTCATGTTGGAAACAGCATGGCTCCCATTTTTTATGCCTACGAACAAGGGTTTTCCAGACGTTCACGTCTTTGGAAACAACCCACCCTCTGGAAAGCAACTGCTCCAGTCGAAACCAGAGGGGCAATTTTGAAAGAAAGGTCGGTGATATGAATGGCAAAGTTCCAGAACCCCGGAGCGTTCTTCCTCGGAACTCTGGTTGCTCAGGAGCAGAAGTTCCTGAAGCCGCTGATTGAAAACGCCCGCAAGCAGGGGTACACCCGGTTCGTTGAGCCGTGCGCCGGCGCTTTCGCCATGTCGCACATCGCGGCGCAGTGTGGGTACAAGCCCAGCGAGATTGAGGCCAGCGACGTTTCGATGTTCACATCCATCATGGGCTATGCCATCACAGGCCAGTCCCTTGAGGAGCTGGAAATCAGAGCGGACGGCTTCACGAATGAGGAGCTGCTTGACCCTGCGGTTGCGCTCTATGCACAGTTGTACCTGCGGACTGTGAAGAACGCCGGGAAGGAGTACTTTTACGGCATCATGCGCGATCTGGAATACCGCAAGGAGGAGCATCTGGCGGAAATCCGCGCACAGCTCGACAGGGCCAAGCAGTCCTTGCATGGGATGAGCTACCGCCCGCTGGATATGTGGAAGCACCTTGAAACGTGCTATGATGACCCCCACTGCCTTGTGGTTGCAAACCCGCCCACCTATGCCGCTGGATTCGAGAAGTGGTACGACACCGGCGGGCGCATGACGTGGAAAGAACCTGAGTACGGCATCTTTGACCCCAAGACCGGGCTGAACGATCTGTACGACAAGATGAACGATGCCAAGTGCCTTCTGATGTGCTACGAGGAGAACGCCCCGGGCCTCACTGCCGGGCATCCTGTCTTTGCTCGGTATGGTGTGCGTGACGGCATCAATGTGTACCTGACTACCAACCGCCCGGATGAGGCAACCATGCTTGCCGAGGGTAAAATGATTACCCGCCCGAACGAGGGCAAGCTGGAGCCTCTGGATTGCAGCATCCTGCCGCGTGACTATGAAATCACCCGCAAGAGCAAGATTCAGATTACTCAGATCGAGCGCACCGCCGCCCAGTATTACAGAAAGCTGTGGACGCATAACTTCGTCGGCTCGTCTGCCCCCATCAACATGGCCGTCCTCATCGACGGCAAACTGGCAGGTGTGTTCGGGCTGGACAAGTCGGCACTCACGATGGGTGCCTTCGGTACGCAGGTTTCCGATGCTGTGTTCCTCATGTACGGCATGACCGTTCCCCATAAGACCTACCGGCTGGGGCGGCTTCTGACCATGCTTGCACAGAACAGGCCGCTGATTATGAATATCTGTACGGATTTGGAGAAGGAAAAGGCCAAGTCCCTCAAGACGGTGCAGATGACCAAATACCCGGAGGCCAAGGAAATGCGGGGGCTGATGGAGTTGACCAAGAAAGTCCCGGATAAGAAGATGGGCTACCGGCTCACATACGAGTCGCCCTTGTACGATAGAAACGCCAAACAGGCATTGAATGAATGGTTAGGGAGGGAAGAACGATGGCAGAAACAGCGCGAGAAAACCAAGTCAGCAGCGCAGCCGTAAAGTATGAAACGGTCGCCGACATGGGTTCCGGTCTGGTCATTGCCAAAGTAAAGCTGACCGACTTCCGCGAGCAGGACATCAACGCTCGCATTATGAAGACCGAGATGCAGAAGCAGCTCACCGACAACATCAAAAAGCGGGGCCAGCTTGAAAGCCTCCCGTTCTGCGCACTCATCGACGGTAAGATTGAGATTATCTCCGGCCACCACCGCATCCGTTCTGCAAAGGACAGCGGTGTGCTGACGGAGCTTTTTGTCATTCTGGACACCACCGGCCTGCGGCGCTCTCAGGTGGCCGCAAAGCAGTTGGCGCACAACGCCATCAGCGGCTTTGATGACCAGTCCACCCTGAAGGAAATCGCCAAGATGATCGACGATGTGGACGATATGCTGGAAAGCTACATTGGCAAGGACATCATCGGCGAGCCTATGGCCGAGCTTGAAAAGCTGCTGTCCCCGAAGGTGGAGTTTGACTGGAAGAACGTCACGTTCACCTTCCTGCCGCACCAGCTCCGCGATTTGGACCAGCTTGTGAAGGTTCTGGGTTCCATCAGCCCCGATATGCTGGGCGTTGCAGATATTGACCAGCACGAGGAGTTCATCGAAACCATCACGAAGTACCAGCAGTTTGCCAACGTCAAGAACACCGGCGCTGCCATCCACGCCATGATTAAGGCCACCGAGTCCCTGTTCGATGACCTGCACTTCGATGAAAGTCAGGAGTGGGTGCAGTTGCCCAACCTGTTCGGCTCTCCGGCCATCCCCAAAGAGGCTGCTGATACCATCACTCAGGCGCTCGACAAGATGGTCAAGGAGGGCGAGATCGGCCCGAAGAACAAGTGGCAGGCCCTTGAATACTGGGCTGCGGATTATCTGGCAGGGAAGTAGGTGATAGCAAATGCCTACGCCTCTAAAGTACAATCCGGCGTACCACGATGACTGGGCATGGTCGCTTGCTATCAAGGGCGCAACCGATCAGGACATTGCTGATGCCTTCCATGTTTCGCGTAGAACCATCATCCGCTGGCGGCAGACGTACCCGTCGTTCAATGAAGCCTGCCAGCACGGGAAGGAAGTCGCCGATGCAAAGGTGAAGCGGTCGCTGTATGAACGCGCCGTAGGCTTCGAGTATCAGGAAAAGGAAAGCGTCATTGACGTAGACCCCCGGACGGGCGAACAGAAGCCGGTGCGGGTCCGAACGCTCACCAAGAAAGCCGTCCCCGATACGATGGCGCAGATGTACTGGCTCAACAACCGATGCCGGGATGAGTTCTCCCAGACACAGAAGGTTACGCTTGACGGAGCTGTTCAGACATCCCCGTTCGATAACCTGACGGATGATGAACTCCGCCGTCTGGCTCAAATGGACGAGGGCCTTGATGGCGACGCAGAATAATGTTTCGCCTGCCAAGCGCAAGTACCTCGGCTCCAATGCCCGGATTGCGCTGGCGAAACGGCACTACGCCGATTATGTCCAGTATGTCCACATGGGCAGGTGGAAAAGAGCCAGACACCTTGACCTCGTGTGTGAGAAGCTGGAAAGCATTATGGAGGGAAAGACCAAGCGGCTGATGATATTCATGCCGCCGCGCCACGGCAAGTCCATGACCGTGACCGAAACCTTCCCCTCGTTCTATCTGGGAAAGAACCCAGAGAAGCGTGTCATCGAGATCAGCTACAGCGGCGACCTTGCCCAGCAATTCGGCAAGCGGAACCGCGATAAGGTCGAGGAGTTCGGTCCTGCGCTGTTTGGGCATACCATCTCCCAAGTGCAGGCCACCAAAGCAAACTGGAACCTCGACAACGGCATGGGCGGCATGATCTCCGTTGGTATCGGCGGCTCCATCACCGGCTATGGCGCAGACCTGCTTATCGTCGATGACCCCATCAAGAACCGCGCCGAGGCTGAATCTGCCACCTACCGCGATAAGCTGTGGGACGAGTACCAGTCCACGGTGAGTACCCGACTGCACGCAGGCGGCGCTGTTATCATCATCCTTACTCGCTGGCACGAAGATGACCTTGCCGCCCGGCTCCTGAACCCGGAGTACGGCAAGGTTGAGGACTGGGACATTATCTCGCTCCCGGCCGTTTGCGAAGACCCGGCTACCGACCCTCTGGGCCGTGAGCTAGGCGAGGCGCTGTGGCCTGCGGGCGGCTACGACGAAGCATGGGCTGCACAACAGAAAGAGACCGTCGGTACATACGCATGGTCTTCTCTGTATATGCAGACCCCCACACCGAGCGCCGGCGGCATGTTCAAGAGAGAGTGGTGGAAACGCTGGGCGGCGCTGCCGTCCGGCCTGCATGACTTCATCCAGTCGTGGGACTGCACCTTCAAGGACAAGGACGGTTCAGACTTCGTTGTTGGACAGGTCTGGGCAAGGAAAGGCGCAGACCGCTATCTGCTCGATCAGGTGCGTGGCCGCATGAGCTTCACGGAAACGCTGGATGCCATGCGCGGGCTTTCCTCCAAGTGGCCCCAGACCACAAGAAAGCTGGTCGAGGACAAGGCCAACGGCACGGCGGTCATCGACGTTCTGAAGAAAGAAATCCCCGGAATCATCCCGGTGGAGCCGTTTGGCGGCAAGGTGGTCCGCGCCCATGCGACCACCGCTGTGGCTGAAGCTGGAAACGTCTACATCCCAGCGGCATCTGCCTGCCCGTGGGTGATGGACTTTGTGGAAGAAATGGCCGCGTTCCCAAGCGGTGCGCACGATGACCAAGTTGACTGCTATTCGCAGGCGAACGCCTACTACAACGACAACACGTTTGATATTCGTTCGCTGATAACGTAAGAAAAGAGGTGAATGCAATGCTGATTATTTTCTCGGTCAATGACCAGAAAATCACCCATGACCTGAAAGGCCAGCTTGTCGCAGGCAGCGTAGACATTGTGCAGGCCGCGTTCAAATTTGACAGCTCGTGGGATGAACTGGACAAGATCGTCGTCTTCACGAGCAGCGCTTGTCCCAAGCCCGTCCCGGTGCAGTTTGCCGATGAGGCGTTCTACATCCCGAAGGATGTGCTGAAGCCCGGCAAGCTCTACGTTTCCGTGGTCGGTTTCGGGCTGGACGGTCGGAAGAAAACTACGCAGAAGTGGGACATCATGCAGGCTATCACCGTTCAGAAGTGCGGCGATGGCGGCGATTGTGACCTGCTGCGATATTTGGCACAAGGTCAGGTCGCCGATGGGAAAGTCGCAAATGACGAAGAAGTCAAAGATATGCTGGACACTGTGTTTGGCAAACCGGAAGCTCCCAAACCAGACCCCGGTGGCTCGGACTCCAATGACAAGAACGTCAGCGAGGACGATATTGCCACCGATAAGGACGTAGTCGATATGCTCGACAAAGTATTTGGCTGATGTCCTCTCGCCCTTGAAAGAGGGCCTTAATTCGTCATAGCAGCGCTGAAACTGCTGTGAAATAAATTTTTGGAGGTATTCAAATGCCCGTATCCGCAAGCAAACTTGTAACCCTCGCTCAGTTACAGGTGCAGGCGGAGAGAGTCAAGCAGGAGCTGGCGAAGTACACGCTGGCATCCGAACTTGGTTCCCTCGCCAAAAAGAGCGAAATCTCGGAAGCTGACCTCTCGGCTGCTCTGAAGTCCGTTATTGACGGAAAGATGGATGCAGCAGACAGCATGACGACCGAGGCAATCAACAGTGCCATCGCCACCGCCATTGCAAAGTCTGCTCATGCACGCTTCGAGAAAGTTGAGAAGGTTCCTTCCAACGATGAGGCGCAGGATAATGTGCTGTATCTGGTGATGAATGCTGCCACCGGGTACTACGACATTTACGCTAAGGTCGGTGAGGAAGTCGTCCGTCTGGATGATACCACCGTTGACCTGAGCAACTATGCGACCATCGAACAGCTGAATGCCGTTTCTGGCGGCATTGGCGGCACGGTGTATGCAGGCACGAAGGAAGACCTGTCTGCATCCGATGATTCGGTTATCGCCGCGTATTTCAAGGCGCACACCGACGTGGCCGTCAAGAAGGGCGATGTCTTCGTGGTCACGACCACCGTTGGCAACTCTACCTACGAGAAGTCCGCCTACTTCTACGACGGCAAGGCGTGGGTGGCGATGACCGGCAGCGTGGATGCAGATAAGGTGATCCTGCGGGACGACATTACGTTGGCCGGTGGCTATACGCAGGTCGGCGATCTGACCAACGACCAGAAGTTCCAGACCGAAACTCAGGTGTCTACCGCCATCAGCAAGGCCGTTGCCGCTGCTGACCACCTGAAGCGTAAGGTCGTGAACTCCACCGCAGACATCGACCTGAAGGCTGCTGACGCATCCCAGTATATCTATATGGTCTCCAAGGGCACTGCCGGTGAGGCTGACAAGTACGACGAGTACATGGTCATTGACGGCGTTCTGGAAAAGATGGGCGACTGGGGCGTTGACCTGAGCGGCTACGTCCAGAAGGAGACCGGCAAGGGCCTGTCCACCAACGACTACACCACCGCCGAAAAGACCAAGCTGGGCGGCATTGAGGAAGGTGCAAACAAGTACACCCATCCCACCCACACTGCCGCTGCCAGCGGCCTGTACAAGGTGACTGTGGATGCTCTGGGCCATGTGACCGCAACCACCAAGGTTGTCAAGAACGACATCACCGGTCTGGGCATCCCTGCGCAGGACACTACCTATACGGAGGTCACCCAGAGCGCAAACGGCCTGATGACCGCATCTGACAAGACCAAGCTGGACGGCATGACCATTGCCACCGATGCTGAAGTCACTGAGATGCTGACCGAGGTCTTTGGCGCAACCGCCTGATAACCCATAAGTAAGAATGCAGCGGCAGGGGAATGGACTCCTGCCGCTGTTATTTTTGGAAAGGAAAGCGAACATGAGCGACAAACTCAACACGCTTGAAGCGCTTAGGCTTGCTTCTCTGAAGGCAAAGGGTTACACGGCAGAACAGATTGCAGAGTTGTCTTCTGCGATGGAAGACATCATCAATGACATCAACGATTCACTGAAGACCTGCGAAGCTCATGTGCAGTCGGCTCATGCTCCTGCCAATGCGGAAGAAAACGTCATCGTTAGCATCCAGAGGAATGGGCAGGCTATCCCTCCCGACAACAAAGTCGTGAACATCGAGGTTCCGACCAAGACCTCTGCGCTGGAGAACGACTCCGGCTATGCCACGACGGAAGATGTTGAGGAAAAGGTCAACGGGGCCGGGCATCTGAAAGCCGTCCCTGTCGATGCTCTCCCTGCGCCCAGTGAGGCAAACGCTGACACCATTTATTTCCTTCGTAAGAACAACAGTGAAGCTGGGAAGCAGTACAGAGCGTACAAGCTCATCCACGGCATCTTTGAGATCGTTGGCTCTGCCGAGGTCGATCTCACGGGCTATGTTCAGCAGGAAACCGTGGAAAAGGCCGATGATAGCATCATCAAGAGCATCTACAGCAGAATGATCTCGCCTGCCGAAAAGTATCTGGGAAGCGGGAACCTTTTGCTGTTCTGGACGATGCTGAAGGAACTGCTCAACGGTCATGAGTCCAACATCAATGATCTGCTGGCCCGCGTGAAGCTGCTGGAGCTGATTCTCAGCGCCGATGTTACCGGCAATCCGTACTACGTCACCTTTAACACCCTGACAGATGTTGTCGTGTCCAGCGGTATCTGGAATGAGGCCGATGGACGCATTGAGTTTTAACAGGAAGGAGGGAGCGCAATGCACATACCTGAAGATGAGGCCGAACGTCGGCGCTTAAATGAGCGGGGACGCGAAATCCTGCGGCGAAAGAACGGCGCTGTGCGTCCGCATCGTGAGGATGGCTATGTGAACCTCCTGAACAAGTACGGAACCAAGCAGGATAACTCCGAGGCGTACAAGTTTGAGCGGGAGCCGGTCATTCCTGATATGCAGCTCACTGGGCTGTATGAGGGCAACGGTCTGTTCTCCAAAATCATTGATACGCCTGCCGAGGAAGCGCTGAAACATGGCTTCGACCTGAACCTGAAAAGCGATGAGGTGAATGCCTTTGTGGAAGACGCTCTGGATGATCTCGAATGGGAGGAGAAGGCCGCCACCGCCATCAAGTGGGCGCGACTCTACGGCGGCGCTCTTATCGTCATGCTGATCGACGATGGGCGCGGGCTGGAAGAGCCTGTTGACTGGGAACATATCCGCAGCATTGATGAGCTGCGCGTCTATGAGCGCTCCATCGTGCAGCCCGATTCCTCCAGCCTGTACCAGCAGGATTACGGCGGGAAGGGTGTGGGGAACCGGGTGTCCAAGTTCGGACAGCCGGAATATTACTATGTTTCCAGCATCTACGGTTCCTTCAAGGTTCATGAGAGCCGCTGTCTGGTGTTCCGCAATGGCGTTCTGCCGGAGCAGACCTCCAATGCAACCTACCTGTTCTGGGGGATGCCGGAGTACGTCCGCATCCGCAGGGCACTGCGGGAAACCGTGACCGCCCACACCGACAGCGTAAAGCTGCTGGAGCGGAGCGTGCAGGCAATCTACAGCATGAAAGGGCTTGCCTCCCTCCTGACCACGGATGACGGCGAGGACCAAGTGCTGAAGCGCTTGCAACTCGTCGATACCTCCCGTGGCCTGTTGAACAGCATTGCCATTGACTCCGAGGGCGAGAATTACGATTTCAAGACGTTCCAGTTCTCCGGCGTGAAGGATGTCATTGACGCCACCTGCAATATGCTGTCGGCGCTGACGAACATCCCGCAGACGATTCTGTTTGGCCGGTCCCCGGCCGGCATGAACGCCACCGGCGACAGCGACTTCGAGAGCTACTACAACTTCGTGGAGAAGATTCAGCGGCTGATGCTGAAACGCAACCTCCGCACTCTGCTGGATGTCGTGTTCCGGGCGGGCATCGCTTCAGGTGATGTGGCCGAGGAACCCGACTACAAGCTGGAGTTCAAGCCCCTGTGGAGCCTGAGCGACACAGAGCAGGCCACAGTTGACCAGACCAAGGCTCAGACCGCTCTGGTCAAGGCCCAGACTGCGCAGGCATACGTCGATATGCAGGCGCTCGACCCCACCGAGGTGCGCCGCCGCCTTGCGTCCGATGAGGAGTTTGATGTCGAAGACATCATCTCCGAGGATGACGAGGATGATCTGCTGCATTCCTTGCTGGGCACCGAGCCGGATGCCATGAGCGACGTGGAAGCTGCCCAGAGGAATCTGGAGCAGGCACAGGCACCGGGCGGCGCAGAACAAACTAAGCTAAACGCAGATGGCGGTTCCGGCAGTGGAAACTTTGGCCATAAAGGACGCCCGGGAGAAATTGGTGGCTCTGCGCCATCAGATAATGTGACTCAAGAAATGAAGGAAAAACGTGCTGTCATCTCGCTAGAAAAGCCAACGGAAGAAAATGCTCAAAAAGCATTTGCGGATTATTCGCCCCTCAAGATTATTGAAAAGTATGGAGACGAGTTGTATGAGGCCGAAGACAGCGGTGATAAACAAAAGGTTGAGTTGATTCGGTCTAAAATCAACTCGGAGAATCTTCATGAACAAAGCAAATGCCTTAAAACGCTCGGGACATATATAGATGATGGATATTATGTTTCTGCTTCTCAATCCGAAGATTTGATGTCAGATGTGTATTCTCGTGGAACGGTCAATAGTAAGGTTGGGTGCTTTGACTTACAACCCGTTCAAAGTGGGTCAACGAGAGATTCCGTTCCCTCCGTCTATCTTTCTAAGGATTTAATTAGGATTTCTCCCGAAGAAATGAAAGCAAGAATTGCCTATCAAGCTGACAAAATTGGCTCCGACATAACGCTTGGAGGCATAAGCCATAGCGACGAAAATGCGATTAAGACGTACACTTACGCCAGTGCTGCAAGTGCCGCTTTAAGGCAGGGAAAAGAAGGCGACCAATCGAGAAAGATTAAAGATATTCTGTCAAGAACGGCATCGCCTTCCAGAACCGTATACAGAGGAGTAACAGGAGAATACGCTCGGAAGCTGCAATCCATGGATGTTGGAGATACCACAAAAGAAAAGGGATTCGCCTCAACATCTATGAATCGAGAGGTCGCAGAGAGTTTTGCTAAGAACGGGGTGGTTATGAAAATCTCGGTTCCGTCTGGATACGGTAAGAGCTTGTCGATTGGATATATCAGTCTAAAACCAGAAGAACAAGAGGTTTTACTCAACTCCAATGTAACCTTCCGCCTCGTTAAAAAGACAGGAAAAGAACTTACTTTTGAGGCCTTATGGAAAGAAAAAAATCAAGATAACAGCTTTGCGGATACGGCCCTCGATTATGAAAATTTGGATGCCGACACCGATTATGGCGTCGGCGTTCTCGTTGTTCAGGATGGCCGGTTCCTCTGCGGCACACGCCAAAAGGAAGGCTCCATCAGCGGGCCGGGCGGGCACATCGAAGCAGGGGAGTCCCCTGAAGATGCAGCCATCAGGGAAACGCAGGAGGAGTTCGGCATCAAGCCGAAAGGCCTCATCCCGTTTGCTTTCCTGAGTGACCTGAAACCGCCGTACTGCCCGTCCCATGTGTTTCTCTGCACGGATTTTGACGGCAGCATCCGGTGCGCTGATGGCGAGATGACCTCTCCGGGGTTCATCACCGCCGAAAAGGTGGCCGAGCTGTCCACTCAGAATCCGGAACATCTGTTCCCGCCGTTTGCCCAGAGTATCGCCGCGCTGCTCGACGTTTTATCGTCAAATCCCGGTTTGACATCGGATGCACAAAATGCTAAGATGAAAGATAGGATGGACTTCAACGAAGCCGACCATCCACGGGATGAAAACGGGCAGTTCGCAGAGAGCGAGAGCAGTGGCTCTGGCTCAACCGAAAGCGGGCTTGCGGTATCTCCTGAAGGCGAAAATGCCCCCTGCACTGGGTTTGCTTCTCCTGAAAAACTTAAAGACCACGCTACACGGCATGGCCTTGAGGAAATGGGCATCCAGTCGGAAGAAGAATACCAGCAGAAAGGCATCGACTTTCTGAAACAGCCCTGTGGAGGGGACGTTGTTGGATATGCTCGGTCGGACGGCTCCATCGTAAGGTTCAACACCAAAACGACGGAATATGCGAGCGGCTTTCCCGGAGGTGTTCTCAAAACCTATATGAAGGCAAAGTGTGGGAAAAATGGTGCGCCTAACCTTGATAAGGCGGTGGCGTATTATAATAGCAGAAAGGAAGCGGAGAACAAATGATGAGTCTTGAAGAACTCAAAAAGGTAAAGTATGGCGACAGCTATGATTGCCCAGTCTGTGGTCAGTATACTTTTGAGTATGCTGGAGACTATGACATTTGCCCCGTATGCGGCTGGGAAGACGAACTCATGCAGCTTGCCGACCCGGACGAAGAAGACTGTACTAACCACATGAGCCTGAACCAAGCCCGCGAGGCATGGAAGAACGGGCAGAAGGTGGAGTGATTGCAATGTACAACTTCATTGCAATCTACCGCATCCTGAGTTATCTGGAACAGGCGCTGGACTATGACGAACCTGATATGTCGCAGATTTCATCAAGCGCTTTGGGGCTGTCGGCCAACAGATGGCTTGCGCTCCTGCGGTTGCTGGAGGATGCCGGATATATCGAGGTCTTCGGCCATAGAACGAGGATAACCCTTCGTGGACTGGAGTATCTACAACAGAATAGCCTGATGCAGCGAGCCGTAAGCCTCATGTGAGGCTTGCGGCTTTTCTGCTGTGTAAGAGCGATGGGAAACCACCGCTCTTTTTCTTTGCCCGAATTTCCCATCTCAAAACGGAACGGAGATAGATTATGAACAAGGTTACGATTTTTAAGTACGAAGAAAACAAGCCGGTGCGAATCATGAACATCAACGGTGAGCCGTGGTTCGTCCTGAAGGACGTGTGCGAGGTGCTGGGCATGGATTCTACCCAGTTGAAAAAAGTGGCCGACCGTCTGGAAGAGGACGAAAAGGGGCGTACTCAGATTACGACCCCCGGCGGAGCACAGGAGAGTTGGATTATCAGCGAGTCCGGCATGTACAACGTCATCCTGCGCAGCGATAAGCCGGAGGCCAAACCCTTCCGCAAGTGGGTCACGGCCGTGGTGCTGCCCAGCATCCGCAAGAACGGCGGCTACATTGCCGGACAGGAGGAGCTTTCCCCGCAGGAGCTTATGGCAAAGGCCCTGCTGGTCGCGCAGAAGACCCTGACTGACCGCGATGCCCGCATCAAGGAGCTGACGGCGCAGAACCAGATCATGCAGCCGAAGGCTGAGTATTTTGACGAGCTGGTGGCCCGGAACCTGCTGACTAACTTCCGCGAAACCGCCAAGGAGCTGGGCATCAAGGAGAAGGACTTCATCGGCTGGCTGCTCGACCATAAGTACGTCTACCGTGACCAGAAGAACAAGCTGATGCCGTATGCGGCAAAAAACAACGGCCTGTTCGAGGTGAAAGAGGGCAAGGGCCGGCACAACGACTGGGCCGGAACCCAGACGCTCATCACCCCGAAGGGCCGGGAAACCTTCCGCCTGCTGTGCAAGGAACCGCCCGTTTTACCGCAGTTCACCGCATTGTAAACCGACATCAAGGCGATTGTAAACCAGAAAAGAACCGCTTTTCCACCGCAATCACCGAAATGGTCGGAAAACGCAAAGCCCAGAATTGGCTGTTTTTGGAATATATCCACCTGTTTTTGGATAAATATTCAAAAATGGCCGAAAACAGGCCAAAATCCGCAGGAACGTCCACCGGACAATCCGGCGGAGCGTCCGACTATAACCGTACCTTACCCAACCAAACCGTAACCTGTTGTCAAATTTTCACTTCGTTCAAATTTGCCAACGGTGCAGGCGCGGGGCCGAGCATCAGGCAGGGGCTTTTTGCAACTGCCGCAAATAAAGCCATCCAGCGGCTTTCAAGCCTCTGACACAAAATTATCCCACAAGCACATTTGGGACGTTTCCCGGCACTCATCAGAAGTTCTCAGAGGGCATTAAGCCATAATCTCAACTGCGGCGGTGCAAATCGCCGCTTTTTTGCTGTTAAGAACCAGAAAAGGAGGCGAAAACAGTGAATGATACCGTCCACGGACACATGGTACAAGACCTGCTCCGCCACCGCTTCGGCAGTCACGATAACCTGATATGCAAATATTCATCCAAGTACCCTGTGCAGGCGGAACGCGAGTTCCAGCGGCTCACCAATGCCTACATCCGTATCTTGAACGAACTGCTGAAGGAGTATCTGCCGGAGATCAGGGACGCGGCCCGCGCAGAGCGTGAAGCTGGTCAGCGCCATGATGACGCTTCAGACCTGATTGCAAAGGTCAAAACGGTTTTCTCCAAGATGACCGTGGAGCTGGAGCGGCGCACCTCTATGTTTGGCCTGCACAGCAAGATCGAGTCTATGGCAAAGCTCACGCGGAAGTTGAGCATCCGGGAGTGGAAGAAAGCCGTCAAGTCCACGCTGGGCATCGACCTGATGGATGACTACTACACCGGCGAGCTGTACAGAACGATGATGGAACGCTGGGTCGAGGATAACGTGGCGCTCATCAAGACCATCCCGCAGGAAAGTCTGGGGCGTATGCGCCAGATCGTGCTGGAGGGCTATCGGAACGGCGAAACCACGACGGCCATCGTCAAGCAGATTCAGCGGACGTACAGCGTAGA